GAGCCGGGGCCTAAGGGCGATAAAGGTGATCCCGGTGAGAAAGGTAATCCGGGCGAAAAAGGCGATAAAGGGGATCCCGGATCACCGGGCAAAGATGGCCAGCCCGGTGAAAAAGGCGACAAGGGAGATCCCGGTGCTCCCGGCAAAGACGGCGCTCCTGGTACTCCCGGAGCCAAGGGTGACAAGGGTGACCGTGGCACGAACGGCACTAATGGCATTGACGGCAAAGACGGCGCGCAAGGCCCTGTTGGACCTCAAGGACCACAGGGCATTCCTGGCAAGTCGTCAGCTGAGGCTGCTTTCGTTTACTTGCGTGATCTTGACGCGAGACGCCTTTGCGATACGTACATCCCTGACATGCGTGTGCCGATGACGAACGTGGTCATTAGTGGTGTTGTGCCTGTGAATGTGCTGCTTGATGGTGATACCCCGTATAAGCCTGGGACGATTCTTGAACTGTTCACGGTGAACATGTGGGCGCAGGTCACTGCTGGGAAGGGAGTGTTCCTTGACACGGGCCGCCAAGGACGCTCGCTGGATGCCTATAAGCATGGGACGCTGATCTGCTATTCACCTCATCGTTGGCTGCTGCGTGGCGAACTGTCCAAGGGCGTGCCTTATCTGACCTATGTCGGTCCTGTGGGTGGTTCTGACAGGTACTCCCCTGGTGCTGTTCAGGTGGAGATCAACCTTGATGGTGACAACATCGTGTCGGGTGCGATGGCTGAGTGGGCTGCTTTGAGCCCTGACACGGCGAGGTACCCGAACGTGATTTCAATGCAGGGGCAGTCGACGAAGAAGTACGTCTTCGACAATCTTGCTGAGGCTGTTGAGTACACGTTTCAGGTGCGGTTGAAGAACCCTGATGGCTCGTTTGGCTCGTGTATGAACCCGACAAAGTTCACGGTTCAAGGGCCGGGGAACATTGATCCGATTACGGATTTGCAACAAGTCGGATCGCGTGGTGTCCGCGAAATCTACGACCTTGACTGTTCTACTGCTAATCGCATTGACTGGCTGGAAGCGCAGGTGAAGGGAACGGATGAATGGGTCAGGGTCAGTAATGGCCGCGACTCGACGACTGGAAAGTTTTACGTCCAGTTCTATCCAAAGGTCGTTCCCAACAAGTGCTATTACAAAGTTCGTGGCGCTAACCGAAAGTACCAGACTGGGCCGTTCTCACTGGAGCAGTTCTCCATTTGGTCGTTGAATCTACGTCCTGATCGTCTGGACATCTACACAGATTCCCAGTCGGGCATAAACACGATCCTGTGGCCTTCTAGTGACTTTTTCCTCAGTGATCCTGATTGCTGGTGGATTGTTGATGTTGAGGAGTCCAAGGACAACGTGGTTCTGTCGACTGAGCGGTACATCGTTCCGATGGGCCAGCCTGTGATTGGTTACTACCCGAAGAACATGACCGCTGGCGTGAAGCTGACGGGCTATCTGTCGATGTACACCTATGGCGCTGTGACGGACAAGGACGATCGCGCTAGCCGCATTGTCAACGTGGCTGTCCCGACAAGTCCTGGAATAGTGCCGGCAAGTCCTGAAGTGACGTTCATTCAGCAGCAGCCGGACGACTCGTTCTTGGTGAAGTTCAAGTGGGAAGAAACTAATCGCGGCCAGGCTACGGACTTCCGCACGTGGATCAGCAACGACCAGGGCAAGACGATTATCGGTGTTGCTGAGCAGGTGCTTGGTGGATCCACGAACCTTAAAGAAGAGGGCCGCGAGTTCGCGTTCACCATCCCGAACGCTGTCACCAAGAACGGCATGTGGTACATCGCTATGCAGGTTAAGACTCGCAATAATAATCTTTGGTCTGATTTGCGTACCGCACCGATCCTCCCGTTCGAGGTCATCAGCAGGGCCGCGGCCGAAAGCAGCGAGGACGAGACAAAAAGCAGTGACGAGGAGTGAACAAGTTCCTCGACTTCTTCGCGCTGTGGACTGCGATCAACATGATCGCCTGGTTCACGTTGTGGTGGACGTATGACAAAACGGTGACGTGGCAAGACGAGATTGACTTGTTGGCGCGAACCAGCGTAGGGGCTACGGCGATCACGTTGGCTGTGTGGGGTGTTACTCGTGCTTCCCGAATCGGTTCGGCGGTTCCACGTAAGTACTCGAAGAAAGTCGAAAACTATTTAGATGACACTTTACAAGTGGAGGAAAAACGTGATGAGTCCTGAAGAAGAAGGTTTTGATCCGACGCAAGAACCGCTGGAGTATGTGGAGCATGAGGCTCAGGAGGAATTTGATGAGAAGTGTTGATGAGGCGATTGCGTGGGGTAGGAACCAAGTGGATCATCCAACTCAGTCGTGGTCAATTTTGTGCCAGTCGTTTGTGCGTAACTGCTACGGGGTGGGTGCATGGGCGCCCAGCGCGTACGACGCGTGGTTGAAGATTCCTGATAAGCATAAGAACACCGGTCCGATCACGGAAGCACCTCGTGGGGCGGCAATCTATTTCAAACGTAACCGCGCAGGTCAAGAGCGCCCTGGTCATGTGGTTATTGCTACAAAATCGAAGTGTTTGAGTAATGACATTTACCGCCACGGAAAGATTGACGTCGCACCTCGTGGGGTGTTTGAGACGGCGTGGAATATGAAGTATTTGGGTTGGTCGCTGTGGACCCCGGCTGGAGAATTGCGTTTGTAAACCTCTTTGGGCAACGCCAAAGACTACCTATTTCCTTAACGTGGTCGGCTTTTTCAAAGAGTCAACATAACTGGCTTATGTTTCACGTGGAACCATAATGACACTTATCATGGATTTTTGGCGCGTTTGTATCCCCCATAAAGCCTTGTGAAGCCTTAGGCTTGTGGTACCCACACCCGAAGGGCCGCATTTATGGGAAGTCTTGTTGAACTGTCACGCGTTGCAAAGAGCAACGCGTACATTGTTGACGACTATGCCCAGCCTCGTAAGAAGATTCGCGGTGAGCGTGTCTTAATGGGCGCCGGTGCTGCCACGGCTGGCGCGGGTGGGTTGATCGCCCTAAAGAGCCGGAATATTCCGGTTAAAGCGCAAGCAAACGCTATTGCCGCTCGGCGTGATGCTGAAGCGGCTAGCAGGGCTGCTGGTAGGGGACCAAAGCAGGCAAAAGCTGCGGTGTTTGCTCAGGCAAACGCAAAATTGGCCCGTCAAGTAGCTATTGAGTCTCCTAAGCGGGCGCGGTATGTACGCCGTTTTGGTAGGAAAATTGCCGCTGTTGGGGCTGGTGTTGGGGCTGCGGGTTACGGGTTAAAGAGGTTAAACGATGGCGCGTGAGGACAGGTATTCCGCTGGGTTGGCCACTGGGGCTGGGGTTGCTGGCGTGGGGGCTTTGGTCGCGTCTGCCGGTGGTCGGATGCGGCAGCAAGGCAGGGCTCAGGCTCGAGCAAACGCCGGTTCGCGTGGACAGACAGTTCGCGGCGGGCGTTTGGTGCGTGTCGGCGGGCAGATGATCGATGAAGGTAATAAAGGTCTTGGCCAGTTCCGCAGAGTTGCGGGTAAGAACGGCAAGACCGTGTACATAAAGCCCGGCGGCGGGTTTGCCCCCACGAAGGCATTTCAAAGCACGATCGCCCAGGGCAAGGACACTCGTGCTGCTGGTGGCGCTCAAATCTCTTCAGGCAAGCTGCGCCGCGTCAAGGCCATTGAGGGTGTTGGGCAGATGCGTAGGGGCCGTTTGATTGCTCGGGGCGGCGTTGGAGCTGCTGCGCTGGGTGGTGTGGCTGCGTTGGGTTCTGTGGCTGCTGGGGAACGGTACCGCTCTAGGCGCGCCCGGGCTATGGATGACGCGCTGCGTCCTGCGGCCCCAAGGGTGGAACGTCCTGCCTCTGATTATCGGGCTATGGCTGCTGGTGGCGGCTTACTTCAGCAGAACGGCTACCCGGTACGGGTCAGCCCCAAAGCGGCTTCTGAGTGGCTGCGTAACGCTGAGCGAGGCCGGGTATGAGTATCAACTCTGAGGCAGGAATGCGCGCAAACGCGATCAGCCCTGACACAAATGGCGTAGATGAGCAGATGCTCAAGGACGGGTTGCGGGATTCCCCGTTCCGTGAACTTGGCACCACTGGTCTAAAGCGTGCCTCTGGCTACATCGATGAAGAGTTTCTTCCGCAACTGCGTGGCCGTAAAGCCATCGAGGTGTTTAAAGAAATGAGCGAGAACGACCCGCTTGTGGGGTCGATGTTGTTCGCGGTTGACCGGTTGCTGCGGAACGTGGAGTGGTCTGTGACGCCCGGTGGGAAGACCACGCAGGACGCTCGGGCTGCTGAGTTTGTGGAGCAGTGCATGAACGACATGACGGGCACATGGAGTGACTTCATCACTGAGGTTCTTACGATGCTGCCGTTTGGTTGGTCGTGGCATGAGGTCGTGTACAAGCGCCGTGTTGGTATCTGGGCAAAAGATCCTCGCCAGCAGTCCAAGCACACTGATGATTTGATCGGGTGGCGCAAGATGCCGATCCGCGCTCAGGAAACGCTGCTGCGCTGGGTGTTTGACGAGTCCGGCGACGTAAAGGCAATGGTGCAGTTGGCACCTCCTGCGTACAAGACGACGGTGCTGCCGATGGAACGGAGCCTGCTGTTCCGGTACAAGCACCACAAGGGCAGTCCTGAGGGTGTCTCGATGCTGCGGAACGCGTACCGCCCGTGGTATATGAAAAAGCGCCTCGAGGAGTTTGAGGCTGTCGGTATTGAGCGTGATCTGGCTGGATTACCCGTGGTAAAGGTTCCTGCGGAAATGCTGCGTGCTAAGCCCGGCACAGAACAGGCGCAGGCCGTTGAGGCG